TTCTAGTTTGTTGCCCATTTTTTATTCTTGGAAAAATTTTATAACAGAATCTTTATCGTAATACTTTTGCAATGTTGGCGAGAAAAATAAATCTAACTCTTTGTCAAATTCTAAATCTTGAGGAGGATTTTTTTCATCTCTATAATTAAATGTTTCAACTTCTTGACCGAATACTAATTCTGCAAATTTATCTTTGTAAATATCTTTTAATTGTTTTGAACTTTTTCTATATTCGTTTCCACTCCATTTTTTATATCTAGTTTTTTCTTTTTGTTTTAATCCTTCATAAAGTTCTATTTCAGCTTCTAAATCTCTTAAAAAATCCCTTATATCAACTTGTCCTTTTTCTAAAAAATAATCTTCTTTATAATCTTCAAAATTTTCAAAACCTTTATTATCAATTTCAAATTCAGATTTAGCTATATCTGTTAAAGCATTTAAAGTTTTAATATCTGCAGCTGCAAATGATAGTTGCAAACCCCCAGATTCTTCTGCTTGTTTTAAGTCTTTTGCTGTATATCCTGCTAATTTGCTTTTTAAATTATTTCGTGATTTTTTTATTGAACCCATAGCTCTATCATATTTGTTAATATTCTTAGTAGCACTTTCCATATTAGTGGTTCTATCATTTTCAAGTTTTTCTTTATCACCTGTAAACACACCATATAATTCATGGTCTTCAATTCTTGCATTAGTAGCATCTGCAAATAATGCTGCTTCTAATTGTTTTCTATAATCACCCATTCTATCAATTAATTGCAAATCTGTTATTCCGCCAGGGTTATATTTGCCTATAAATTCAGATTTATCAATAACACCTTCTTTCCCTGTTACAAGCATTTCAAAATCATCTAAAAAATTTAACTCATCTGCTATTTTTTCATACGTCCAATTTTCAACAACATCATCTGTAAATTTATCAAAATTGTTTTCCCAATCTCTTATACCACCAGTTACTTGTACTCCATCGTTATCATAGACTCCTATATACTTATCTTTTGCTTGATTTATAATATTTTCATATATACGTCTGTCTTGTAATTTATTTTGTATTTTTTGATTAGTTGTGGCAGCTTTTATTCTTGTATCAGGATATTGAGCATAACTAGATTCATTTGCATATAAGTTATTTTGCACATATGTCAAAGAATTTGTATCTGAAAGTTGTTCAATCAATGAATCAATATTTGTTAAAGAATTATCAATTCTTTCTTTTTGTTTGTCTTTTTGTTCTTCTATTGCTGAATCTTCTCTGTTTTGAAAAGATTGTTGAAATCTTTGATTCCTAGACATGCTGTTTAATAAATTAATAATACTATCTAAATCGTCTAACGTTTGATATGCCATTTATTTTAATTCCTTTTTATGCAAATTCTTGTGCTGTTTTTTTCCATTGGCCAATAGCATCAGAAAGACTTCCCATTGCTTGTGCTCTTTGTTGACCTGCTTGTTGCAACACCCCGCTCATTTTTTGTCCATATACATCTCTTGCACCAGATTGTTGCTGTCTAAATCCACCACCACCAGCAAATCCACCAGCTGCTTGCCTAGCTGCTTGACCCCCTAATGATGTTGATAATTCGTCTAATATTGATGCTCCTTCAGATTCAATCATGCCTGTATACATACCAGGTTTTGTTGCACTTAATAATTGTTTTGAAAATGGAGAAAACATTCCAGCTTCCAATCCTTGAGCATCATATAAAGAACCCAATCCACCAGCAATTTGTTCTCCAGTTAAATTATACAAATCTCCAAATTGAGCAGATTCTCCTAAAAGATTCATTCCTTGTAATTGTGCTAATAATGCTTGTATATCCATTAAATATCTCCTTAATAAAGTCTAAAATCTGACGGTTTATTATATGCCATTAATGGTTCTAAAAATCCTTGTCCCATTTGTGTGATTCTAGCAAGGCTGCCTGCAATATCATCAGGGTCAATTAAACTTGATAAAAAATCTTTACCACCACCTTTTTGTATGTCTTTAATCCAATCAGCCCATTCTGGTTTATATCCTCCAGCCTTTGTTGTTGCCTCTTTTATTTTGCCAACATCAAAATCTCCAAGCTTATCTGCAGCTGAAAAATCTAATGTTGTTTCACCAAGCACGTCAGTAGGGTTGGCTTTTAAAGCAAATTGTTCAGCACCTTTTTCCAACCCTTCTTGTGCTAATTTCTGAGTACCTTCTTCAACCCCTTTTTTCATTATTTCTTCAGTTCCCTGTTTAAGTCCTTCTTCCGTCACTTTTTTTGTTACTTCTTTAGTTCCTTGTTTAGCTCCTTCTTCAAGCGTTTTTTCAATTGCTTCTTCACCTCCGCTACCGCCACCACCTTTTCCTATTTGACCTAATGATGAAGTTATAAAACCTTTTAAAGCACCTGTTCCTGCAGATACTAATACATCGCCAGAATCAGTTTCTAAACCTCTTACTTTTTTATCTATATTTTTCATATATTCATCCATAAAATTATATTCACCCATGCCTTTAGTATCATCTTTTAATTTATCATATGCTCTATATCTATCAAAACCGCTTAAACCTCCTGATACTGCTCCTAATATAGCTGCTGTAGCTGGGTCAACAAAACTTTGTGCTGTATCTAATATTGTGGTTACTGGTTTCCATTTTTCAGACCTTTTTTCAGACCTTTTGAAAGCTCTTTCAACTTTTTCTTGAGCATCCTCTATGATATTTTTCTTTTTTAATGTAGTATCTACAGCAGGGCCAAAACCTCTTGTAGTCATACTATCTAATAATGATTGTGTTGGTTGGGCTAATTGATATGCGGTATATGACATAAATGTTCTCCTAAATTTTATCTACTATTCGGCTCTTAAATATAATAATAATTCTCTTCATATACAAATTTCTAATCATATTCTGCAAAATCACTTGTTGCTGCAGGTAATGCTGTTGCTTTCATAATAAAATCACCATATCTGCCTGAGCCTGTACCACCCCAATTTAACCAACCACTTGTCAAATTTATTTTTGAACCAAGCCAATAATTATAAGTATCACCTGCTGTCAATCCTGTAATAGTCCAATAATGTTGGCATAATTCATCATCTGTTTCATCAGGCACTCTATGTAATTGCTCATATGAATTACCAATAGAGTTATATGTTGCATTGTCTGATAAACTAAAATATACAAGCCTGTTGCTAGATGAAGCATTTGCATATATTTGAATCATAATTTCTACACAACCACTTGGTGGTGCAACAAATCTAACTGTCATAGCACTATTAGGAACAGCATAAGATGTTGTTAAAGTATAACTTGCATGAGTTCCATCCTCTCCAATCATTCTGTAGCCTAATATCATACCTGCATAAGCACTATTTGCTACACTAAATTCTGTTCCTGCTTTTTTAGCAATAAAATTACCTGTATGTGAATCTAATCTTATATCTCCATCTACATCAAATGTTAAATGTGCTGCATCTGAGGCAGCATCTGTTGTAGATAAAATTGCTCCTCCATCACCATCAACAGCTATACTAAAATAATCATCTGTATTTGTTCCTCTGAAAAAAGTAGATATTCCAGTATGAGGAATTACTTTTAAATCTCCATCAGGGTCTAAAGTTAAATGTGCTGCAGTTGCATCGTCATCTCTAGTTGAAATTGTAGTAGCTCCATGTGTAGTAGTAGCTATACTAAAATAATCACCTGTATCTGCTGAACTAACAAATTTCAAATCTGTTCCACCGTCATCAACTTGTTGATAAATACCTGTATTAGTATCTCCTCCTGTTACTGTGCTATATAAACCATAATTATTTTGAGTTCCACTTGTTCCTGCAGTTATATTATATTCTACACCAAAATTATTAACCGTTCCTACATGTGTTGGAGAATCACTATTTACTCTTGTAGATATACCATAATTACGAACTACTTGTCCACTAGCACTAATACCTGTATGGTCGTAATCTATATATAATCCACGAGTAGTACCAGTTGTTGTAGCTGTAGTATCTTTATCAATTGTTAATGTACCAGCCATTGTATCATCAGCATTATTAGTAATAAATGCATCATCAACATTTAATGTAGCTCCTGAAAATGTACAATTTGTTCCAGCAGTTACTGTTGCTTGTGCTCCTATATCAGATAATACTTCTGCTGTACTTCTGCTTTCTAAACCATTTGCTGTAAATCTAGCATATTCATCATCAGCTACAGAAGAGCTGTCAATTTTAACAGCATTTGTATCAGCAATACCAAAAGTTAACGAACCTAATGCTCCAATATCTGATAATGTTTCAGAGCCAGTTCTAAATTTTAATTGATTACCAGCATCAAGAACAAGAAATTTATCAGTATCAGACCCAGCATTTTCAACTTCTTTTACAGTAAGTTTATTTGATGATAGTTTGCTAAAAGATGATTTACCTACATTGCTTAAATCTTCCATTTTATTTGCAGCATACCAACGACCATTTGATTTTACGCAAATATATGTTCCTTTGCCAGATATAGTTGATATAACAATATCACCATCACTACCTGTAGAATTATTTGGAAATGTTGTTAATAGTTTTGGTTTGTCTAATTTTGTATGTAATAACTTTAACATTATTTAACACGTTTAATTCTATATACTATGCTAAAATCATTAATTTCAAATCCATTAGGAATATTAGTTGTTTCTCCTTGAAATTTTAATGCTATTGAATTTACATTATTTAATATTCCTGGTTTTAATTCTGCTTGTATCCATTCTACACTTGAAGCACCATCGCTAAGTCCATTTGTAGTGTCATAATTTTTACTATTTGTGCTAAATTCTGTCCAATTATCATCACTTAAATCACCATTTGTAGCATAATATACTTTAATGTTTGAATGTGCTGCTGTTTTACTTCCGCTACCATTGCTATCATCAACTGCTTTAAATGTGACATATACCTTGTATATTTTTTTTCTAACAGATGGATTGCCAAAATCATAATCTTTAGTTATTAATATAAAATTATCTAAATTTGTAGCATACGAATTAGTAACAGGTGAATCACTCCATTTATATATAGCATTACCATCATTTGAATACCATAATAAATCTCCGTTTTCATCATTAATAAAGTTTGATGGAGCAAAAGCTGTATTGTTTGTTTGAACTTTTTGTTTTTGAAATAAAAATGTCCATCCTTGAGATATAAAGTCAAATTGCCACATTGTTGGCACAGCATTAATAGTATGCGATGCTGCATTTTTTGAAACAATTAACTTTTTAGTTGATTTAATATATCCAATAACAGGTATATCACTATTAGATATTGTCCAATAATTGTTATTAATTCCAGATTGAAATGCTTCAGTACCTAATTTATTATCAATAAGATTTTTTACTGTCTGACCATCATATAAAAAACAACCGCTTGAATTTGCCCATGCAATACCCATTGGAGTTGTTACTACTTGGCATTGTCTTTGTACACCTATATTATCAAATGTATCTTCAAGATATTCATAATCAGCTGATGTATTTATAACAAATACTTTTCTTTTTTTATATTGCAATAATTTATCTTTGTAATAAGCAAGTCCAGTTATTTCATCACCATCATTAATTGCAACATCAATAAAATTTGTTGATGGTAATATATTATATTTATTAATAGGAGACTTAATCATTCTATCTCCGTAAACAGTTCCATTTTGCATTATATTGCCTACGTACAATCTATTATTAGCAACAACTGAAGTTTTATATCTGCAATCTAATTCTGCATTGTTAGGAGTTATTGCACTTTCTTGCAATATTCCTGTTTCAGATTCATAACTATTTACTTCATTAAAACTTGCAATGCTTTCTCTCGGCATTGTCCACATTGTTGAATTTTTACTAGGTTGAATTACTCCAGCTATTTTTTTACTTGATGTTGTTGAATGTAAAAGTCCTGTCTTATGGTCAACAAAAAATTGTAAATACCATATATCAGAATCAGTTCCTTTCATATAAAATTTTGTATGTGTTTTGTATTTATCTTGCAATATACTTGACGCAACATGCAAAGTTAATGTTGGAGCATGTCCAAGCGTTATTGTTCCTGCTCCTGAAGAAGCAGTTCCAATTTCTTCAAGTTTGTTTTCATTTAATCCAGATTCTTCTCCAAATATATTAACACTTGTTGTAGCTAATCTAAATATTTTTTCTCCCCAACCAGTTGCATCAACTCCATCAGGAGAACCAAAATTAAAATTAGCATGACATACATCATCAGATAATGATTGAACATTATTTACATTTTCATCATAATCATCTTGATAAAAATGCAAATTCATTTTATTAATTTTTATTTTTGAATATTTTGCATAAGTCCCTTGGCTGTCAATATCTGCATAAGGATGACCTATAGTATTTCCTTCAAAATGGTCAGCCGCATTATGCCTATATGCATAACTTCTTGTATATCTTTTAGCATGTTTCCATACTTCTTCTACAGTTATAAATATATCATCATTAGAAGTAACATTTGCTGCTTGAGTCCATGTTAATTCTGCTTCTGCTGTAATTTCTCCTTTTGAAATTCTGTCATCATTTACTTTTAATGTATAATTAACATGTAATTCTTCTAAATTATTTGAAGTAAAACTTTTTCCAGCATCAGCATCATTTTTACCAATATATGTTTCTCTTAAACTTGAACGCTCATCTACGTCAAGTTCTTCATTTGAATAAACTCTAAATATATCAGGAATAGCATCTGTTCCACCTTCAGTTCCTTCTAGCATATTATAACTATCAGCTGCTAATTGTTGAAATGTAATAAGTTGATTTTCAATACCATTATAGTCAACTTGTGTTGTTGCATCTGTTTGTAAATCAGGATTATCAGCTTTCCATGCTCTTACTTTATAATAAACGAGTTCACTTGTATGCATATTTGTATTATTATCTGCTCCGTATCTTTGAGATAATTGAAATTCATGTGTAAATCTTATTGACAATTTTGCTAATTTTTTATTAGCTCCAATTTTTGAAATCATATCATCTTCAGTATTTACAACGTCTTCTCCTTGAATCCAAAAACATACAGGATTATGAGACCAAGTGCCTAAACAATGACTATCATTATGTTGACCTCTGATTCCTCTTATTGTTGCATGCAATGCACCATCTGCAGTTAAATTTCCTTCTGCAACTGGATTTGATATATCTTCTCCATTTTTATATCCTTGCTGCCCTCCTGTATATCCACCAGGCGGATTAACATTATTAGCACCATAATAACTACTTCCATCATGATTATTCCATACATATCTTTGCAAAATTCCATTGTCAATATCATCCATGTCCCAATTTGTAAATTTTCCAAAGTTCCATTCTGTATTGCTATCTGTTTGCATTCCTCTAACAAGTTGGCCTTCACTATTAAGATATGTATCTACTGGTTTATTAGCATTTTTATACTCTAATCCACTATAAAGTTTATTTACATAATCAATACAATTAAATGTAGTTCCAGAAATACCATCTTGAGATTCTGATGTTACAATTGTATTAGGAGCAGAAGGCAAACAATATTGTTGTGAAACCCATTCATAATTAAAATATTTATTCATAAACTTTCTGTCATATCTATATACTAAAAAGTTATTATTATTATTAGCAAAATTTCCATCAGATATTTTTAACATTCCATTAACATAATCATAATTAGGTTGAGATTTTAATCCATCCCATTTTATAAATTTAGTATCCCAATTTGATTTAGATTCAGAATACATTGTTATAAAAGAACCTGTTGTTTTATTGTCTTTTAATAATGTAATAGTATCAGGATGTTCTTCTACAAGCCTAATATTATCAAAATAGACAGACTGTGTGCTTTCATTATCTATTCCACCATCTCTTCTTGTAGCCATACCTGCATACAATCTTAAAACCCAATCATTTCTTTCGCTTATATTTCTTCCATCAGCATCGCCTGTTTCAGGCAATTTAAATTTTAAACTATATGTGCTCCATTCTTTAATATGGTCTCCTAAAAATGGATTAGCACCAGAACCAAAATAAGACATTGTATTTAAATCACATACAGCTTTTCTTAAAGTTACTCCTGCAATTCTTGCTGTTGAACCAGATTTTACTGGAGCAAATCTTATTTGAATATCTCTTGTTGAATCTGAGTCATTTAACGGTATTTGAAAAGTAATATATTTTGTTTGCTTTTTACCAAACATTGTAAAATTATCAACTTCTTGGTTTACATATCTGTATTCAGTTGAACCTCCGCTTGATGGTTTTGTTGTCCAAGGTATTATATATGTACTGCTAGTATTATCATATACTGAATATGCAACTCCATCAGTTGAAGCATAAACAAAATTTAAATGATAATGCATTTCTTCAATTAAAGCTATATTATCTGAATATAAATATGATGAAGGCTCTGTGTCAAATGTAAAACTAGCATCTGATGTTAATGCAGCTGTTCCTGCTGCAGTCTCCCCATACGAATCTCCTGCAGTTCCTTCTTCCGCAGGTGTCCCTATATCACTTCCTTGTGTATTCCACCCTTCTGTAAAAGCATCATCAAAATCACCATTATCAATATAATTTCTTTCAAATAACTCATACGCTGGACTATTTGTTGTATCAACAAAAAATGAACTTTCTCCATTGGAAACAAGCCCTAATTTTAATGTACCATTAGATAAATATACCCATGGAACTTGGTCACAAAAAGCAGTTCCTCCATCAACAGCTCCATCAGCTACATAATTAAGCCATCTCCTTTGTGCCCTGCAATCAAAAGATAATGTATAATTAACTCCAGGTTTTATTGTTAATGCCTTGTTATATTGTATATGACCTTGATTTTTAAAATTATTATCAACTATTGTTGCTGTCTTTGATACTAAATAATAATCTCCAGTTTCATTACCTGTAGTAGAATCAACTCCTGATGGAAATAAACCTGTTCCAGAACCATCTGTAATCCAGTTTGCATCTGCTTGAAATCCAAAATTAGTTCCATCTGGATACCATGGAAATATTATATATTTTGAAGATGTTGATAATCCCGTACTAAATTCATCATGTGTTATTATTTTAGTTGATGCATCATAATCAGTAATTTGTCTTGTTTGTCCTGCACCTGTTCCTGAATATATAAGTATAGACATATTATTGTAATAATCATCATTAGAATCATCTGTTGAAATTACAAGAGAATCTGTTTCTTCTAATGTAGCAGTTGTAGAACTATTTACAGCTGCAATTGTTCCTCTTTCAATGCCTGCATTAAAATCAGAATCAAGTATATTAAAACTATAATCAGTTGTAAATCTGAATAATCCAAAACCATTAATTTGATTTGTATTGTCTTGAGGAAGGTTTGTTATACTTTTAATACCACCACCTGAATATCTAACAATACCAGTTTTATCAAGTGCTGCATTCCAATTTTGTGCAAATTGATTGTCTTGAATATCCCTGGGGTCAGAATAAGAATTAACTCCGCCAGTAAAATCAGTAACTTTTAATATTTGTTTAGCCATTTGATTCGTGGAAAGCCTTTCTTACTTCAGCCCAAATTTTATTATCAAGTTTATTTTCGCTTCTTAATACAAGCCAATCTCCTAATTGCAGTAATATTGCAATCATAACTTTTTGACTTAATAATTTAGTAGCTATTGCACCTAATATCTTACCCATTTACTTATCTCCTTTTTTGGTTGGTATTTCTTTCCTTGTTGCTTTACATTTACATTCTAAACATATCCAATCTGCTTGAGGATGTGCCATTTTTTCTAATCTTGTAATTCTAGCATCATGATTACTTGCAATACGTTTATCATCTGCTTTTTCAATAGCATCCATAATTTTGCCTATAACTGCTTTTACTATAATTGCTTGTATCATTTAAAACTCTTTTGATATTTTAAGATTTAAATTTTTAAATATATCACCAGCATCATATTGATTAATTAAACCTTCTAACATAATATTATCTTTTAAAGGAACTCCAAAACGAAGTGAAGGTTTTTTACTTAATATAGTTCCTGTAGCATCTACATCTAAATAAGGAAAAAGTTGACTTTTAAGATTTATATTTTTTAAATAATCTTCAAAATTATAACTATTAATAATATTATCAATATTTGAATGTGCATTTTCCATTATCTTAATACTCCTACTAAACTTATTGCTATTGTTAATACGGTGACCATTGTAATACCTACAGCTTTATGAGCAGACAAACTATTTTCAGCAGCTCTTAAACGTCCATTCATTAATTCAAGATGCCTAACAACTTCATCAACTCTTTCTTTTATATGCCCTACATCTCCTGATATTCTAGTTAGATGCAACGTTATATCTGTTTCAAAATTTTTAGTATCTTTTGTTTTCATTCTTTTCCTGCATTCTCATAAATTTATCCTTCAAACCATTGCCACTAAGTTCTGCTATTATAGTAACTAATGTTTTAAAGCTGTTTTCGATGCCTTTTTGCTCCAATTGTTGTTTTTTAGAGTTATCTATTAACTTGATAATAATCCCTTCAACACGAGCAAAGGATTCTCTTAGCTCTTTTTGCAGTTCATCTTGAATAAATTTATTTTGTTTCTGAATGAATATCCAAAAGGCTACTGCTACAACTAAAGGAATGCCATAGCGTTCCAGTATGACAAGCCAATCCATTTTTATTAGCTCGCAATTAAAATTTCTAAATCACACGCACCAGTATCAGCTTGAGCTTTCATGCTAACAATATCTGCATTAACTGCCCCTGCACCTGTTGTAGCTTCTGCACTCATGGCTGTTTTATGAGTCCATAGCATAAAACTATTACCTGCTGCTAACTTTAAAGCTACTTCATCACTATTAGCATCTGTAATTCTCAAAGTAACAAAATTAGAACCATCATGATTTGTCACTCTTACATATTTAATTAAATCTTCATCAAAAGTGCTTCCTGCTACATCTGAAGCATGTGTTGTATATAAAGTAATTTCAGATGTGGGGCATGAAATAATTCTTTTAAATATATCATTAACTGTTATTGTTTCGGCAATTGATGTTGATGTATCTCCAACAGTATTTCCGCCAGCTGCATCATTCATATCAACTGATTCTGTTATTGTGATTGTCATTGTGGCTGTTCCTATCGCCATTTCTTTCTCCTATTTTGCGTCAATTAATTGTCCCCATAAAGAGGTTTTGCCATTTATTATTTCAACAACTTCAACTTTATAGTCTCCGTTTTTATAAAAATCTATTATAGCAAAAGCATGATTCCAATTAGTTAATCTACCACTAAGCCAATCTTCATCTGCTTCTATGTCTTTTAAACAACCTAAACTCCATGCACTTATAGTTCCACCTGCATTAGTTTTAGTGTGTCTTTGTAAATCATGTGTGTGTCCATACATTATACTTTCGCCATACACATCTAAGTGTTTAAAAGAATGATACTTAGATACAAATTTACCATGAGTAAAATTAAGTTTACCAATTTTTAATAGTTTTTTTCTATTGTATGGATGATATTCATAACCTCTTTCTTTTATCTTTAAAGCATTTTCTGTTTTGTATTGCTCTAAGTAAGGATATCTTATTACAAATTTATCAAGCCAAACTTCATGATTTCCTTGAACAAAATGTCTTTCTTTACAATTTACTTTATCAAGAGATTTGTCTATTATATTCATTCCCTTGTTTACATCTTTAACATCTTTATTTAATAAAGGAATTAAATCCTCCATTGGTTTTGCACTTCTTCCTTTCCAATAATGCGAACTAAAATGCTCCCATTCACCAGTATCACCTAAATCAATATAAATGTCTGGTTTTACAATTTCTATGGCCTTACAAACGATTTTTATGGCCTTTTTATCGTGTATAGGAAAATGTTTATCAGGAGTAACAATAGCTCTCCTAATAACACTTTGTTGTTTATTAGTCATACTTACCTCTATTTCAAAAAACTATTTTTTATCTTTTTTTTCTTTTTCAATAATCTCTTCACACATTTCAATTCTCCCTTGAAGTTTAATGAAAAGTTCTTTAACTTGTTCTTGTTGTTTTTTGTACAACTCAAGTTCTTTTATAAAATCCATTCATATTTCCCCTTATTATACTAAATGGTATTTAACTGCAATATTTACTGAATAATCAGAATTATTTGAATCATTTCTAAATGTTGCTAAAATTACTTTACCTGCATCTACAGTATTGTTATTTATAGTCCATGTTGATAAATATGCTTGTTCACTTCCTGCATTTGTAACATCACTATTATTTGCTAATACACTTCCATTTGTTAAACATGAAGTGCTTCCAGATGTAAATGTATAAGACATAAGATGCATTCTTGTAGTGTCTCCTGTTGCTTCATCTGCTCCTTCAATAGAATAAACTCCATCAATAACTATATTATCAGGAACATACCACATACATGCAACAAACAAAGAAGCATCTGTAGCTGCTCCATCTGCTGTTGTAAGTGATGTTGCTGGGTCAGTTGATGTACCTAATGAAGGATTGTCAGCCAATGCTGAAGATTGAGGATATCCCATAAAGGGCAATGCTACATGTGTATTTGCTGCCCAATTTGCTGATATTCCGTTACCTATACCAAAATAAGCATACAAACTATAATTACCAACACTTACTCCTGTTGTGCTACCGTCTGTTGTCCATGATGTTGAATTGTATGCCATATAACTCCTATAGTCTTGGTACCGATAAAGTTCTTACCCCTGTTTTTCTTAAAGGATATTCTTTCATCATTTTTGTATACATTGCTCTAAAATATTGAGCTTTTTCTAAATCACCCATATCTTCAAACATTCTTGCTTTTACATAACATAAAACACTTACATGCATACCTGAATCAAGTCCTGCATTTGTTTTTAAATCGTCAGTAGGTGAATCAACAGTTGTATATTTAGAATGATATGTTATTCTTAAACCACTTGATACATCAGCTCCTTGATAACTATCATATTTTTCTTTTGTTCTTTCTCCAGATGTAGTTGTTGTATCTTCACATACAATTGCAATTCTATTATCATCATTATACCAAGCAAAATAATCATTTGGATATGTTCTTTTATCTGTTGCCATATATCTCCTACGTTAATGAATCATCAGCTGATTCAGTATCTTCTCTTAAAATTTTATGCGAATCTGCAAGTTTTGGTATCATTACATATCTGTCATTGGTGTCTTTAATTTCAACTCTTTTAATATCAATAACTTCATCTGTAAGTTCATACCATCTTTTATAACCTTCTAAATCAGTTGTTGATGATGATGTATTATTTCTTTTATTTGCAGCAATATCATCAAGTGCATCATTAACTAATTGCAACATATATTGTTCGGGCTGTCTTCCAAACATTTTTTCTATTTGGTCTATTATATTCTTTACTGTCATAGTTATTTACCTTGTTGTAATGGTGTTATTTCACCAGCTTTCATTGCCTGAACACCTTCAGTATATTGAGCTTTTAATGTTGTAAGTATACCTCCATACAATTCAATATCTTCTTCAAAATTTAACTTATATTGTGCTGCTGTAATAGCTGCTCTTAATGCAACTAGATGTTCAGCTTCATCTGGAAAATTATCAATAGAAGTAGCTGCATGGTCAACTGTAGGATATGTAATGTGATATACATTTGCTGTTTGATTTGCA